CGGATTTCGCTGGCGCGCGCGGAAGCTCGATCGGTCGCTTCACCAGCGGCGGCCAGTTCAGCGGAAACACGATCAGCGATTGCGGGACGAGCGGCGTCGCGGTCGGAGGCGGCGCCCAGGTCACGTTGAATTGCAGCTTTTGCGTGAACAGCGCGCGGTTCAGGAACGCTTCGGCCCACAGGCGCGCGCTGGTCACATACATCGCGACGAGAGTGTCGTCATAGTCGGAGTCGATCCGGCAATGCTGGCGCGCGAGGTCGATCGGGATCGGTTCGGTCGCGGGCGGCGTGATCACGCGGAGCGCGGCATACACGACGTTACTTCCTCACCACTCCCCCAGGCTGCCGCAGCGGGCCGGAGGAAGGGGGGAGGGACCCGTCCGGCTCCGCTGCGGCGACTGGCATCGGCACCAACAGGTCGAGGGGCTGTGCCAGTCTCTTGGCGTGGAGTTCGCGCGCTGCGTAAAACTCCACCGCGATCAACTCGCCCACGTTGTAGTGCGAGAAGCGCTTCACGACACGCATCCGCACCTGTGTCCCTGTGACGACTTCGCTCATGTCAGGTTCCTTTAAGCGACGACGACGGCGTTCGACGGTGGCGCTGCCGTCGAGCCGATCGCGTTCGTCGCGGTGACGATGCACGTCGCGGTGTGGCCGACGGCGGGAGCCAGGACGTCATAGGTCGGGTCGTTGGTGCCGACGTCCGCGCCGTCTAGCTGCCACTGGTAGGCGTAGGCGGTCGGCGTGCCGTCCCATTCGCCCATCGTGCAAGTGAGAACAGCCCCGGCCTGCGAAACGTGCGGGACGGCGACGTTCGCGGGCGCGTCGGTCGGTGGCGGCCCAGCCCCGGTCACGCCTAGATCGGCGAGGCGTTGCGCTTCCTCGACGGTAAAGGCGGCGGACTCTCCGGCGTTATAGCTGGCAAAGTGTTGATTGAACGTCACCACTTGATCCCGTTCCGGGATGCCTTCCACCGACATTGTGCGTCTCCCTGTTAGATCGGATCGGTCAGCGGCGGCGGCGCGTTCGCCCCGGTCGCCAGAGCGGGCCTGATGGCGGCGGCCTGCGACCACGTAGGATTGAGCGGTTGCGTCGAGTAAGGCGCCCCAGGCGAGCCTGGAACCCCGGAGAAGGCCCAGTCCTGCGTCAACAAGACGACGAGGGACTGAAGGTGCCGCATGTTGCAGTCATGCTCCGCGATCACGCGGAACAACGACTGATCGCGCTGGAAAGCCGAGACCATCGAGACCCCGTCATTGTAGGCCGCGACGTCCGAGGCATCGACGACGACGTTGTATGTGTCCGCGATCACAAAGTCGGCCATGTCGACGAAGTAGACCTCCGACGCCTTCGTGAAGGTCGTCATGACGAGGTTAGTCGGAACCTGTTGCGTCAGGCGGATCGGATACCCCTCGAAGCGTCCGGCCTCGACCTCGTCCTTGAAGTAAAAACCGCCGACCTGATCGCGCGCGGTCGCGATGAAGCGGGCGATCGTCGGAGCCATGATCCAAGTCGGGCGGATCATCCGAGACATGCCATTCTGCAAGGCCAGGATGGCCGCTGACGCCCCTGAGAGGATGGCCGTCAGTTGGTCTCCGGCTGCCGGGGTCGCGGGCATGGCGGCGACGGTGATCAGGTTCGCGGGCAGCACCAGATGGCGCATTCCGATCGGACCCTTGTCGGTTCCGTCACCCCGGAGGAAGGCGAGGTCCTCGCGGCGGGCGATGGTCTGAACGAGGTCGTCGCGGACGACTTCCTCGACGCCGATCGGCGCGCGGCGGATCAGGTCGTTCGAGACGGGCACCATCGCCGTGAGCTTCTTCGCGACGAAGTTCACGTCGTCGAAGCGTTCTTGTGAGATCGCGATGTCGTCGGTCTCGTTCTGGTAGGCAGCGGTCGCTCCGCCAGCGAGGCGCGGGATCGTCAAGTTGCCCATCGGCATCCCGACTTCCATCGGGTTCCCACCCCGGACGGCGGTCGAGGCACGGAGCAGCTCGATCAGGTCGGCCATGAAATCCTGCGGGATCAGCGCGCCGCCCTCTCCGGTGACGTTGCTCACCAGCGCGCGGGCGACTAGGTCGTCGCCGAAGCGGGTCGAGATGAACTCCGCTGCCTTCTCCATCGAGACCTTGTTATACCGGGCGTGCAGGAGGCCGAGGACGTAGCGCGTCGCCCTGATCCCCCGCTTCTCTTTCAGTCCGGCGTCCGGATCGCGCCTCGCGCGCGCTGGCGCCTTTGCGCCCCCGCCGACGCGGAAGCTATCGCTCCGGCGATCCAGCCCCTTGTCTCCGTTTCCGTTGTCCTCGTCGTCCTCGCCGTTCGCGTCCTGTGCGCCTTCGGCGGCGGCCTGCATGGCGGCGGCAACACGCTGCAAGCGCTGGTCGATCGCGGCGAGCGCGGAAGCGAGTTGATCGAACGTCGTCGATTGTTCGGCGGACAGCGGCTCGTCGCCGTCGTCTTCTTTGACGATCGTCGTCATCTTCTCGACGATCTTCGCGCGCTCGCGCTTCAGTTCGCGATGCTTCTCAGACATGGTCGACATGGTTTGATGCTCCACCTGTGCGGCGCGTTCGCTCCACTGCGAGTAACAGACCGCCGCGCGTTGATCCGGGTCGTCGTATTCGTTAGCAATTTCGGAAATGCACCTACCAATGAAGTCGCTCTCGCTCTCGCCTTCGTTCGGACTTGGGATTGGCAAGGATTGGCCCTCCCTTGTATGTCCTGTAAGGCCCGCGCGACTTGCTGTTCGCCAGCGCGCGCTTGCGGATCGTTACCAACGACTGCTTGCGGCCACGTAGCCACGCACCGAAGTCGGTCCCATTCCGTAATGCGTCTTGCGTGTTATCCGCGACGCTGCCCCACGCGAGATTGTCCGGGCGATTGTTGAACAGGTCGTCGTCAAGATGGCGGGCAAGGCTATGTTCCGGGTTAGGCGACGGCCCCTTGAACGCCAGCAAGATCAATCGTCCGGTTCTGATAGACACATTCCGACCGCCAATCCAAAGTTGGGACTTACCAAATTTGTTGACGGTCAGGACGCGGCCAGACTGCGCATTGCGCACCTGTCCGCTGTCGCTTGCTTCATATCCGGCGAACCCTGGTATGGGCTTCCAGAGATTAAGCATCCTGCATTGCCAGTGCCAGTTGGAGCATTCGCCTGCGGCGCGCTCGCGCTCTTGTTTGTTCTTCATTGAGGGCGGTCAGTTCCTCGCCCGTGACGGGCGGAGTGTCGGCGGCGATCGCGGTCCCTTCGCCGGGTCCTGGCGGGTCCGCGAGCGCTTCCGGGTTGGCGGGAACGGTGACGACGGAAAGCTCGACGAGTTCCTGTTCCTGAAAGTCGATCCCAGGGAACCAGTCGTCGGCTCCGCGCGACTGGTCGTTCGTATAGTCCCACTTGATCGGGCGGAACCCGACGCTCGTCGCGGCGATGAAGCCCTGGCGCGCGAGGCGATAAACCGACTCGGCGAACTGGCCGCCTTCCGGGGTGTCCTCCGGGATGAACTCGACGGTCGCTTTCAGTCCGCCGTCCTCGATCCGGAGATCGAGCGCGCGTCCGATCGGAAGGCGCGACGCGTCGTGTCCCCATAGCACCACGGGGTTGCGGCGGAAGTTCGCGAGGTCCCAACCGGCCAGCGCGATCCGGTCCTGTTCACGGTCGACGCTTTCGGTCGAGATCGTGAAGCGGAGCGCGCGGAGATCGCCGCCGACCTGTCCGGCTGGCGCGATGATCTGCTTCCGGACGCCGACCGCTGCGCGGGTCACGTTGCGGCCCCGGTTGATGGTTTTGAATCGCGTGGCGCTAACTATTTGCATCGGTCGGTCCCGGTTCCGGTTTCGTCGGAGCGGCGGAGGGCGCGTTCGCGGACTCGGCTGGCGCGGTCGTGGTCTGTGCGAGGTTGTCGGAGGGAACGGCGGTATTCAGCGGGACGCGATACTCGTCGCCGGTCCCGTCCGTGATCGGGTCCATGTTCTCGCGGGCGCGGACCTCGTTCCGGTTCATCCAGCCATTGAGGGTGCCGATCTGATACGCCTCGAAGCGCGTCTTTTGATCGCCGCGCGTCATGTCGTCGAAGTCGAACTTGCAATCCAAGATCGAGCGCTCGTCGTCGAACAGAAGATGATGGTCGAACAGTTGCTCGATCGAGCGGACGGTCGGGCGGAGCGCGCTGTCCAGATACTGCTGATTCTGTTGTTCGATGTTGTTCAAGGTCGCTTTGTCGAGTTCGCCCAGGCGATGCGGCGGGACGCCGTAAAGGCGGCAAATGTCGATCACCTGGAAACGACGCGTTTCGAGGAATTGCGCTTCCTCGTTCGTGATCGCGACTTTGTTGAATGCCATCCCTTCTTCGAGGATCGCGACCTTGTGCGCGTTCTGCACGCCGGCGTGCGTCTCGCGCCAGCTATTCGCGACGCGATCGGAGGCTTCCTTCGAGAGTTGGCCGGGGTGACTGATCACGCCACCGATCTGTCCGCCCTGGCGGAACAGGATGCCGCCGTGTTGCTGCGTCGCGAGCGCGAGGCCGATCACGTCCTGCGCGATGGCGATCGGGGAAACGCCGACGTATCCGTCCATCGATATGTTCTTGATGTGAATCATGTCGTCGGGCGGGACGAGCAATCCGTAACCGAGGCGGCGGGAGTTGATCCGATACCAAAGCTCGCCGTCTTCCGTGAGCATGATCGTCGCGCGATCGGGGGCGATCGGGACAAGCTCGATCGGGTTCCCGTCGCGGTCGCGCTCGACGACGACGAACGCGTTTCCCCGGAGGCAGATCGACGAGACGGCGTATCCGATGAACTCAAACCATGTCTGCCACTTATTCGGCCTGCGAAATAGCTTGTTCAGCGGATGGCGGAGTTCGCGTTGATAGCCTCCGCCGATCAATCGACGACGGATGAACGGTTGAAGCGTCGCAATGTCCTGCGAGATCGCGCGGATGCACGCGTAAACGGCGGCGGCTTGCAGCGCGGTGAAGGGTGTTACCGGGACCCCGGTGTTGCTCGCGTAGCCGCCCAGCGCGGCGTAAAGCATCGGCTGCGGCCAGCCCAGGCCCCCGAGGGTCGAGGTCACGGCGGCGTCGGCTTTGGTCTCCGGCGCGGACGGGGCGGAGGATTGCGGCGCTCCGAGTAACCAGAGGCCGAGGCGTTCGCGGAAGGTCATCCGAGAGTGATCAACCCCCTTGTTTCATAAACGGAGCGGGTCGTCGGCTGCATCGCGCGCCCGATCGCCATGATCAGCGCGACGGCGGCGTCGATTTTGTTCTCCGGTCGCGCCTTGCGCGGATAGACATTGTCGCGGGCGTCGGTGTGACCGACGACGTTGCCGATGCACCACGCGAGGGGACCGTTGCCGTCGTGGCGGATGCGCGCGGAGCGGATCGCGGCCTCGAGTTCGCGGGTCGGAGCGCTGAAATTTTGCGTGTTGCTGCGGAACTCGACGACGGGCACGGAGGACGACTGCAAGCGTTGCGCGAGTTGCGTCGTTCGCCACGGGTCATAGGCCATCGAGAGGACGCGGAAGCGACGGAACCACTCGACGACGTCGTCCTCGATCGTTTGGAAGTCGGTCTCGT